AAACACTTTTAGTTTCACTCAACACACAATTATCATTAATCAAATCATAAACTCCTATTTGCTTGCTATCACCCATTAAATACAAATTTTTGATTTTTCCATTCTGTACATAAGATTGGTAACATGCAATTGCAGATCTTGGCATGCATGAAAACTCATCAATATATACATTACGACATTTCATTCCGTCCGACTCTAGCATTCTCAATGCAGTGATGTAAGTTTGAATCATCTTATCCTCTGATTGTGGTCGGATAGGTGAAACAATGTAATCAGTACCTGGTTTATAAACATTGATCAACCCTTGTGTCTTTGACGAACCGGCTACACCGTCAAACGTTTTGTACTCATAATTCAGATCATTCAATTTAATGTAATTAAGTTTGTTAGTTTCACAGAATAATTTGTGTGACGTTTCCTCTACATTTAGAGTCCATAAACTTGTAAATTTTTCTGTAATTAATTTCTCTTGATCTTCCAATTTATCCTCAGCGTCAATCACAATATTGTACCTGTCAGCAAAATGATCATTATTAATGACGTCGTCAACATCAAACACATTATCAGTGAAGTTGTTCATCACCGAATTTGTAAGATGGACATAAACTTCACCGCTATCAATTAATGTGTTATCCATTACAATGTTTTCTTTATACAACCAGTTACTACTAATTAACTCATTAACTTTTAAACTATCTTTATTAAACGGATCCATTTTATAAATTAAACTAATCTTGCGACCATAACTCATCAAAATCTCATACTCATCAAACCGATCAATAAAACAGTCAACAACCAACACCAATTTAACGTTATCACTTCTTACATGGCATTCTACTAATTTTTGTTTAAGCACGCTTAAGTTGCTATATTCAGATATTCCTAAACCTTTTCTCTTCTTTAAAAACCTTTCATCACCTGTTTTCGTTAGTGCCAGACATGTCATCCTCTGTTCTCGCATCAATTCAACAAACGTACCAGGTGCAGCAGTTAAATCTACAACAAAATTATAACCAGTTTTAACGATGAAATCCAACAACTCTTGCATCTTCTTTTTCATGTGATCACCAGTTGGTTCGCGAAACAAGCTTGTAACATTAGATGTTTTAATGTTAGTATAACGTATTGCTTCAGCTGATCTTATGATGGACTTATAACCAGCACATTTACCACCGTAATACCAATGTGTACCAGTATCATTTTTAATCACAATTGGTTCCGTCTCATTAAAACTAAAGATATATGTTTCTTTTTTAATCACGACGATTACATTTATGTTGTTAACATAACATATTAAGAAAATTTCTTCCATCGTTAACCATGTTGTATTCTCATCTAATAATCTTATATCGCTAGTGCGCTCTTTCAGTGCTTGTATTTCCTCATAATCAGCACCTTTGCTGATATAACTCAATTTCAGAAACTCATCCATACAAGCTTGCGAGATTTTAGTCCGAATAGCGGACTTATTTGTTCTTTGCATAGCATTACTTATAGCTTCAAAACCGCACTGCCCTGCTTTCCATTTTTTCTCTACATCATTAATGATTATTGGTTTGGATTCGATTGTATTTTTTTCCAGATCATTATTTAGTTCTTCATCTTTAATTGTGACAAAATTGCTGTTGTTCTTCTTATTATTAATATCCCACATTTCATCTTCGCATACATTGGTTGAATTTTGTGTTGTCGTGATGAACAGGTATTCTCTGGGTGTAATCAATTTTGTTTTAAATATATTTGTAATTATTTTAAATTGTTTCTCCTCATTTCTATTAGCTAATTTTTGTACATTTTCACTACGATAGGCGTATTGATCCAGTAATGATAACCAACCATCCCCCTGATCTTTGAACATAGTTTTCCAGCTGGCTATTTTATCATGTAACCAGTCTTTTAATCTGGAATTATTACTACCTATTTTTATTTTATTAAAATTTTCTGTTATTTTTAATGACACATTTGATCTAACTATTGCACAATAAATAAACAAATTAACGCAAAGATCCTGGAATTCGTTGTTCATTTCAGATATACCTTCAAATACCAACTGAGCTCCAGTATTATAAGCTAAACTTTTTGAAAAAGCCTGACAATTAGTAAAAAAGGTGCTCCATGTGAATGCTTCTCTTTGCAATTTCATTCCATGGGTTATGCAAGTATTAACGTAACTTGCTTTTGCTCGGATTAACGAATCATTGTAACTGACGTAAGTGTTATGCACAACTAAATAATTCGGAACAAAAACGATTTCATCCATGTAAATATTCTTGAAGTTGTAATTAAAGAATATTCTATCGCCCATACATGGTTTAGCAACTTTAGTCACTCTTATATTAAAAAAATCGCTGATATTTTCAATTTTTTCAAAGACCAGTCTGTAATTCGGTGTATCAATTACATTAGTCGACAAGTAACTTGCCCAATTTTTATAGTTATGAGAGTAACCATTACTGCAATCATTAAAATAAAAGAGCACATCATTCTGAATACATTGGTGATGATAAACCGGTGTCTCAAACACCAACATTTTGTTTTGTAAAAACGCTGGTAAAAACATCCAAATGTCGTATACTACGATATCATGTTTATTAAACATTCGGACCAAATCTTGCATTGTTATGTCATAGTTTGCGTTGACGCTAAAAGCATATGGTGCTTTATAACTGCAAAATTCTGCACCCTGGTAACAGATCGTCGGGTGTTTTTTATTGTTTAATGATTTATACAACAAATCATTGTTGGTACGCATAGATGTATTCATGTACCTGCTCATTTCTCTGTCTGTAGTCATTTTTGCACAAATATGATGTTCTTTATTT